CTTTATCAAATTCAATAATATCGGGACAGTTATTCATGTACAAATACCCTCCACATAATTCATCTGATCCATCACCGTTAAAAATAACCTTCGCATCGCTATTTTTGGATATGTATTTACCGAGCAAATAATTTCCTATACTGGCCCGAACCGTTGTTGTATCATAACTCTCAATCGCGTAGATGACATTCTCAATCGCATCAAACATCTCTTCTTCTGTAACAATTATTTCAGTATGTTTGGTTTTCAAGTAATCTGCCGCAATTTTTGCATATTTTAAATCAACAGAACCCTTCAATCCAATGCTGTAGGTCTCTAACATATATTCTTGATTATTTTTCTTAAAAAAGTCGTTCACCAATGCGGTAATTAAACTACTGTCCAATCCACCCGATAATAAACATGCAATCGGCCTTTCTGTCGCTCCGCATTGTTTCTGGACAACTGCGTTTAGTTGTCTGGAAATAGCTTGTAATAACCCACCATCCAATGATACACTATTTACATTTGAAAATACATGACTATAAAAACTTTTGTTCTCAATTTCCTTTTTCCATGACAATTGAAATGGTTCCGTTCTTTTTAAAACGCTGTAAGTACCCGGCTTGAATTGTTCAATCATATATTGATGAGGATTAAAACTAACAAATGGGTCCAAACACTTTAACTCAGACGCAAATCCAATTAAATCATCTCTAACATAACCACATTCTAAATTTTTTAAATAGTATAGAGGCCTTATACCGTGTGCATCACGAGCAATATAAATTTTTCCAAAGATCCCATTATCACATCGCATATCATATAATATAAATGCAAAGACACCATCTAACATAGTCAGTGTTTGTTCAATTCCATACTTCAAAAAAAGATGAATTATCACCTCACAGTCGGAGCCTGTATCAGGAGTAATATTTAATAGTTTGTATAACTCTTTATAATTGTATATTTCTCCATTACAAATTAGAACGATGTTATTAAAATGTATGGGTTGGTTGGATTCATCATTTAGGCCATTAATCGCCAATCTATGAAATCCTATCAACATGTTATAATGGGCTTGAAATGTTGAATTATCTGGCCCACGATTTTTACCCTTCAAAAAATGCTTTTTAATTATATCTGTAGGAGTACATTGTGGGTTCAGAAGAGCAAAAATACCACACATATTAGTATAGATAGCTTATTATCTTTATACACTTTATCTTTATTTACAATTATCTCTTTTAGAAAATAACTTTTTAAAAGGGAAGCGACACAAAATATTTTATGTATTCATATATTAATGAACCAGTGCGATCAAAACGCAGGCCTTGTCTCGATTATACGCAGTGAAACGAATAATAGGATATACAATAGAAATATACCATCTAAACTTCTACAGCCATATATTGATGTTAGACCTGTTATGACAAAATATTCATATTTTCCGATTGTTGACCCTAGGAAAGAGATAAAAACACAATTTCGGCAACTGCCAACATACAATTCTGAAAAGGTATTCAACCCAGGAAATACTGTGTCACCCTGGTCTGGATTTGCGTCGGGTATAAACCTGGAGTCGGAATTAAGAAACCAGATATTTGCCCTACAAAAATGCAGCCAGGCGACATATGTGCCTAGTAGCAACAGTGACCTCTATAAGGTTCAAATAAACCCAACAAACCAACAACAACAACCACACTCACTGTTGTTTCAAAAGGAATATTTTGATACATTCAACCCGAACCCAAATTCCAAAGTGGTTGGTTCTGGTATATTCCATAATTCGACAAGGGCGCAAATTAAGGAGTTGTAACAATCGCTTTTCAATAAGTATTATGGAAACTTCGCAAAAAAAGTTTTTTTAAAAGCGAATAGTATATGTCTTCTAACGATTTGATAAATAAAATAACATTAGATTATTTATTGAATACCGAACAATATGGTAAATGTGTTAAAGAAAAGGCAACACAGATTAACAAGAAAGATAAAAAGTTTTATAGAAAACGTATTTTCAACCTATTCAAGGAGCTATTAACAACGAGTAAAATATCAGAAAATCTATCACCTGATGTTATTTATACATTTGACAATTTTTTAAACGCAAGTGTAAATTATTTTCAAACTTTAGATAAAACGGATATATTACAAGAAGATTACAAATTTATAAATGATATTTCCAATAATGACACGAGTAATATAGTTGTTGAAAACAGTCAAACTATTGAAAGCGCAAATAAACTGGTAATGCGTTCTATAAAAATTAATTTGTTGGATCAGTTCGTAACTAAGAAGGTTTCGAAGCCCAAGCTGTTGATTTTACCAAAACAGAGAGAAATCAATTTGTCAACCCCCGATTTAAAAATTAAAGGTGTCCCAAAGAAAAATATCACTAATAAATATGATGAAAACAAAGACGCGAAAACTGAAAATGGGGAAAATGGGGAAAATGGGGAAAAAAAGACGGAAAACAATAAAGGCGATAAGCAAACCAAACTCTAAAAAAAACACAAGAACTGAAGTACTAGAAAAATTAAATTGTAGTCCAAAAGACAAAAATGAAATCAACGAATTTACTTGTTATACGTCAGGATCATTATACAAATTAAGAGATAAATGGAATGCGAGACATCCAGACGCAAAAATTGATACAAATGATACAAAGGAAATACATCAAATGTTGACAAACTATTTAAGTAACGTATGTAACAAGGAGTCGTGTTGGTTGAAACAAACGCGTGAGTTTGGTAAGGTTGAACAGGAATTCACCGATTCATTTGCTCCCGAATCACCAAAAGAGTGGAAAAATAATCCAAATGAGTGGTTGACGAGCGTTGATATAATGAACGTAATGCAACAATATGAAAAGGCATACAAGTGTTTTGATTTTATTGGGCCATCACCAGTTGATTTTGATAAGAGAAAATTATACGGAGAGTGTGTCTGGGAAGAATTGTGTAATTTCGATTTGGAAGAACAGGTAAAGAATGGAAAGACAAAAATTGGCTTAATATTTAATACAGACCCACACAATAAACCAGGTGAACATTGGGTGAGTATGTTTGTTGATGTAAAAAAGGGTCAAATATCATTTTTTGATAGTGTAGGTAACAAAATACCAAAACAAATAATGGCTCTAGTAAAGCGAATACAGACACAAGGTCGAAATATGACGCCAAAACTTAACATGAAGTTCGATCAAAACTATCCAGTTGAACATCAATATGGGAATACTGAATGTGGTATTTACTCATTGTTTTTTATTGTTCATATGTTGGAGGATAAAATTACAGAAGAATATTTGAAAACACATATATTAAAAGATAAATATATGGAGAATTTCAGAAAAGTATACTTCAACGATTCGTTGTAAAAATTTATTTTTTACAAAGTTATTACATAAATATATTTACCACATAAACATATTTACTAGTATTATATTATGTCTGTAAATATGTTTTTACTGGATGATAATAAACAAATGGTATGGGACCTAATACAAGATGAATTTACGTTAAAAGACCATTCACATGAAACTGTTGATCGTATAAAGGATGTATTCAATACAAATATAAATGGTTTTTTTGATTCCGAAAAAAACAAATCAGCTGACCTCTTTGATTTGAACAAGAAATATATTATGACAATACTTGGATATATAAATAATAACATATTGAGACCCCCAAAAAAACCTGAGGTGGTTGAAGATAAATATTATACACATGAAGATATTCAAAATGACAAACGTAGTCAATTTGATAAAGAGTTAAACATTAAAAAAAACGAGTTTACAAGTGCTGTAACACTGAAAATTCCACCAGTTCCAAAATTTAGTGATACAAAGGATGAACCTATTGTTGAAATGGAAGAAGCTCTAAGGAAGATGGCGGAGCAGAGAAAATATGACATTGACCAAATTCAACTTTTCACGGGGGATGGGGTTTTGCGACGCTTAAGCCCTACCGTCGCGCCTAACGGCGCTTTTCCCAAGGGACAATCGCACCCTTCGGGAGGCGCGACGGGGAACCTTGGTTCCCTGGTTCCAAATGTTGATGTGGAACAAAAAAGTATAAGGGGGGGCACGACCCCCGTGTACATCAAAATAGATAAAGAAAATATTGTTGACAATACGATTTATAAAAATCAAGTGATTGATTTGGAACCCAAAAGACAAATTACTTGGTCTCAAACAAATGATATTATAGAGCAAAATATATTTAGTAAACTTAAGCCTCTAAAACCGGAAACGAGCAATTCATTCCAACAAGAATTAGATGAATTGAAGATTAAAGTTGAGTTGATGAATGCGAATATAAATAAAATATTAGAACTACTTACCCGATAACAACCTCCCTTTTAGAAACCCACTTTACCCTTCGGGAGGGGGTAAAGCCCCCGTGGCGAGCAAAAAAGTATAAGAGGGGGCTGTTATGACTGAGGAAGGTGATGCTAATTGCGC